CGTTATCTGCTTCTAAGATAGGGACTCTTGCTTTCATCTGTCTTAAATCTTCGGCATCTCTCGATATTTTAAGGCCTAATCTTTGTTGTTCCTCACGACTTAATTCTTTTAGGTTAAGAGTTTGTACTTTTATATTATTATTTATATCATCTAATACTTGGTTGTATTGAAACAATATACTTGTTCCACTAATATATTGTTCGTTTTTATTACCATAGGCGTGAGTATTAATAATTTCTTCATTATTTAATGCACCTAATATAGTACGGTATGTATTCATAGCAACACTAAGCATTTGTACATTAACTTGTAGTGCTATTACCGGACCTACTATGTTTTGCATACCTTGTGCGGCAGCAAATAAAGGTGTTATTACATCACTTAAAGGACCTGTTAATAAACCTGCTATTTCTCTATTAAACATAGCCTGTTTTTGGTTTGCTAGTGTTAAAGAAGGCATAAGTGCATCTCCTATAGCACCTGCATATTTTTTAACCTGTGCTTCGGATTGCTGTAATGCGAAAAGATTTGTGTTTTGCCTTCTTTGTATTTCCTCTAATGCAGGTGAAAGCCTAATCAAAGCCTCAAACTCTAACTCTAATGTTCTATTATAGTTTTCGCTTAACTTTAAGAATCTAGTATAGTGTCTATTACCTGCTACTTTTTGGGCTAAATCCATACGTTGTTGTTCATTTAATTCGGGGTATATATCATTTAAATCCCTAAATATATCAGAAAGACTTCTTAGTACACCGTTTGAATCTTTTGTAGCAATACCTAAATCATGGAATGCGTCTGCTGCGCCGCTTGTGTTAGCACCTAACCTAGCGTATATCATACGCAAAGCACGACCACCCTTACCTTGTTCTTCACCGGCTTCAATAAGCGTAGCCGACATAGCAGCCATACTAGCAATAGATTGTCCGGCTAGGTGAGCCTGTGATGCGAATTGATTCATAACAAAAGTTATTTGATTCATCGTAGCAACCGACCTGTTTTCGATTGTGTTAAGTTGGTCTAGGATTTCCATTGTGTCTCTTCTTATAATATTACTTTTCTTTGCAGCAGACATATTTTCTTCAATAGACTCTGTCATAAAGTTTGTTTGTTGCTGTAAGTTTACCATACGCTGCATAGCCGCTTCGGTGTCCATATCAGATATAAGACCAAACGCCATACCCATTTCAGTACCCGCACCCATAGTACCCGCACCTAAAACACCGGACAGTTGAGCCATTTTTGCCGCAGCCCTAAAAGACTCATCAGCAGCAAAACCAAAACTTAAACCTATTTCTTCTACTTGTGCTGTAACAGTATCTATATCTTCACCGGCAGAAATAAACTTTTCCATTTGTATTCTTGCTTCTTCAATTTCTTCTGCGATAGGAACGGTAGCATCTACCAACGCTGTCATTTGGTCGCCAATAGCGACTGCTGCATCCTGTACACCCATTATAGCATCTAGCATAATAGATTGGAAAACGGTAGATGCTGCTTTAGCGTCAGTAATTAATCTTTTTGCTTGGAAAGTACCTATAACATCGAACATTACTCTTGATGCACCCGCTACTTGCACTAAGAATAAAACTGCCATAAATAAAGGCAATATATTCATAAAAGGTAATATCAACAAATCATTCATTTTTTCCACTCTCGCCCCTAATAGGCACCCCGCTATCTCTAAGTGCTTCTAGTAAATCACCACCGTTTGATAATAGTTTTCTTTGCTCTCTTCTTTGTTTCATGCGAGAGACTGCGCCTTTAGCGTCAGTTTTAGAGTCTTTTGTAGCAGCAGTTATTTGTTCGCCTATTTCACTAGCAATTATTAAATCTAATTCCATTTTGTATGAACCGCCCTCGCAATCATACCTATCCCATAGGTCCGAGGGTAAAACCCCCTTGTAAGCCATACATAGAGAGGGGGCTACTCTAATAAAGTTTATAAAGGGACTGCGCCCTCGTCTACATCACCACGAACAAACGCTAAAATACCATTTAATTCATCTATTGTAAGAGTATCTAAATCAAAATCTTCATCTATAATACAGTCAGGAACCCACGCCATAATTTGTGCTTCCATTCCCGCACCCATTTCATCAAGCATTGTAGCAAACTCTTCATTTTGTTCATCTGTCCAATCAGAAGGGTCGCCGGCGTGTTTCATTTTTCTAAAGGCTCTAGCCTGTAGATTTGTTATTTTGAGTTTAGCCATACCGGATGCTTGTTTGACCCATATTCTTGTTCCATCATTTAATTCTATTTCTTTTTTTAGTACCGGCATTTCTATCACTCCTTCTTTTTTCTTTTGGCGGTTCCGCCTCGCTTATCAGACGGATTGTTCCATCCTCTTTAATTTCCCAAACACCTAAAGTGTTTATGAAGGTATTCCTATCATTCATTCTTCTTCATCTTCTTTTGGGGTAAAAGAACGGGGTAATGCTTTCATTACTTTATCCCATTCCATAGAATTAATTGCTTCTTCTCTTGTAGGTGTTTCGATTATTCTATATCTTAACATACCTAAAGCGTAGCCTTCTTTTCTTCTTGAATCTTGCGACCACCACCAAATATCTTCGGCAGGGTGTTGCCCTAATGCTGCCGCTAGTACTTCTATATCTTTACTTGCTACTAATACTTTCATTTTTACACCTTATTCTTTTTTAGATTTTTTAGTAGCCTTTTTCTTTGGTGCTGCTTTCTTTTTTCTCTCGATAAGTTTTTCAACTAATCTACCATCTTTTATTTCTTTAGACCAAATGTTTCCTTCTTTATCTTCGTATGTTTCCATTTTACTCACCTTATGTTTATGCTACATCAATCCATACTACGGTCAATGTAATAAAATTACTATCTTTCTTTCTTGAAGTATCACAAGAAATTACTACGTCATCGTTGGCTATTGCGGCCCTAAATGCTGTTTGTACTTCTGCTGCTGTACCTGTAAAAGCATTTACCTTTAATTTAGTTTTGTCTGCAATTACTGTACCACCATTGTTAGCCATACTTAATCACCTCAATATGCTGCTGTTTGTATGTTTGCACCCGCTAAAGTCATGCTTAATGACCTACCGGATAGAGGATTCATTAGTGCTGTAAAGTTTACAGACATTGTGTTTGTATCTCTACCACTTACACTTGCGCCTGTCGGTGCTTCAAATTGTAAATGACTAAACTCAATAGTTAATATATTTGCTGCTACATCTTCTTCTGCAAATGTTAGTTTCATAACAGGCACACCATCATGTGCTTTGTTTAATAGTGCTAGTCCACCTTCTGCTGTCATTAATTGATATGTAGGTTCATCTGCTGCTGCTGTGTAAACAACTTCGTTAAACTCTACTGTGCCACTAACTTCCATTAATTGTGAAGCAGGTGCGGTTCTATAAGTACTACTACCTAGACCGTATGAATTATCTGTATCTCTATTTAAAGATACGTCAAAAGAAATTGATTTAACTTTTGCTGATGCTGTTGCGCTAACTGCGCCACCATCACTAAAGAAAACATTACCGTTAGCAAAATGTAAAGCGTTTAATGCCACACCGTCAAAGTTAGGTACTGCTAATTCGCCTACTGCGGATTCTGCTTTCCCTACAAAGTCCACACCTAGCATAACGTATTCACCAATATTTGCAGATAGACTTAATTTATCAACCATCATACCTGTAAATGTGTGTTGTTTATCTTCTCTACCTACTACTATGGTAAATGAAGGATATACTATTTGGTATGCGTCTGACGCATCCCAAGTACCGGCTGAATGAGCAGAAGTAAATCTCCACAAATCACCTAAGTAATATACATATTCCCCTACTCCGTAAGTAACTCCATCCGAGAAAACAGTTGTAGAAGTTGCTGAATCGCTACTTCTATCGTTGCTACCGTATGAAGCAGCCTCAAACTGATGAGAGTTGGGGCTACCTGTTGTGACTTTATCATCCGGTAAAATACTATGGATTAACATACCCAAGAAATCATCTACTTGCATAGCAAGATTTAGACTACCTGCGGAATATTCTGTTCCTGTTTGTATTTTAGCAGAGATTTGCCTACTAATGTCATTTCTACTCATCATTTCTAATGTAGTTTCTAGCGATTCATCGTCTACTTCTCCAAAAATTGCTGTTCCGGGGCTGCTGCCGTAAGAACCTTCTTTTGCTATGGAAACATATCTATTTAAAAACTCAACCATAATATTACCTCTATGTAATCATTACAACGAACCGAGTCTCTTATCAATATTATCGCTGTCTCATATCTATTCTACGCATATAAGTTAGATTTAGTGTGTGTACACATACTGTTTCATCGTCATCCATTTTTGTATCAAACTCGGCGTTATAAGATATAAGGCTATCTGTAGTACCACTTACACCTGTTTTAGTGTATAACTCATCAAATATTTCTCCTAATATATTTAAACCTTGTCTATAAGCATTTTCGTAGTTTGTACCTCTAGTTGTTACATAAACTACAACATCATAATTTTGGCTTGTTTTAGCACCTGCTAAAGAATCAAAAGCAGGTGATTCTATATTTGGTACTATAACGTGAATATTAGGTACAGTATATCTATTTATCATTTCAGAAGAAATATCATAACCATACATAATATTGCTATCCGGTACTTGTGATTTCAAATATATTTTTTGTGTATTTTTTAACAAATCAACAATAGCAATACCCATTCTAGGTACTGCGTTTTGTGCAAAAGCACTTGTCATTAATTCTTCGGGCGTAAACGAACCAAACTTACAATAATATACATTAGACCATTTTATATTACCTGTTGTGTTTCCCCATTGTATAATTTTTGAAGAACCACTAGCCCCCGTAACACTACTAAAAATATCTTCTGCGTTGTCATCTTGTATAATTTCATGTACATACATTTTAGCCGCCCCTGTTGCATCTAAAGTTAATCTTAAAACCAATGGTACAGGGTTGTTTTCCGTTAAAAGTAAATCTAAATTACTTACCGTAACTGTTGTAGCACCTACTAATTTTAATGAAGTACCGTTACCAGTACCTTTTACTTCTATTTTATGTGTACCGTTATCTAACTTTACAAGAACTTCGTCATCATCGGGTGCAGTAGTATAAGACAAACAAGCAACAAATGTGTATGCTGTATTTGTTGTAGGTGTTATTGTATATGTTCCGCTTGTTATAACCCAATCACCACCGGATGCAGAACCACCACCGGATGCAGCAGTCCAAGCATCTTGGAAATTACCTGTCAAACCCGTAGGGTCTGCACCATTCATTCTACTATTCCAATATTGTGTTGTTGTTGCTACTGACATTATAATTCACCCTTAGTTACATTCATTCCTTTTAACCTTGATTTCATACTACCCGCTAAAGGACTTGTTTTTCTTCTAAAACTATATACTCTTTTAGAATATAGTTGTGTAAGAGATTTCTTTTTTGTTCTATCTCTACTACCAAAAACACCTGTTGGTTTTTGTGGTGTTGTTACTGCACCACCATAACTTATATGTACATTTTTATCAAAAGAACCTACTTGTATACTTGCCATTTCACTTATAGGTAAATCCTTAAACATTTTAGTTTTTATACCTTCTTTTTTATCATAGTAACC